CATTTATTTCTCCCATAAAGGAATATTAAGGCTCTTTTCAGTATAAATCTTAAATTTCCATCCTCTAGCAGCACAAAACGTTTCTGCTGCATCCCATTTTGCTTTATTAACGCCCCATGTGGCTACTTCAGTCAAATATCTTTTTGTTATTTTATCTCTTTTCTTAGGTTGTTGTGTTTGTTTATATGGTTTGATTTCTATCAAAGAAATTTCTTTTTCACCTTTTGTATTTATTTCAGTAACAATAAAATCAACAAAATATCTATGTATTTTATTGTCAACTGGTGATCTATAGGGTATAATTATAGTTTCACTACCCCAAAGCAATATTTTTGGGTTATTGTCTAATTCCATCATATATTTCAATTCCCAAGAACTTCTGTAAACAATTTCGTTTAAACTACCTTTGTATTTTTTAGGGTTTTTGGGTTTAAAGATTCCTTTCATAATTGCCTTTTTTATTACTAAATACCATTATTATATCTTGATATATTTATAAGGAAATCAATGCCTACTAATAACAACGAATTACCTTCAAATTTTCCTACTCCTCCAGCAAAAACATTAACTGGAAACAGAGGAGTAAGGGTATTTCCAGAAGATCTAATATCTGATGGCAGAGAATTTTATTTACAAATTCAGTTTGTGGACTATGATTTTCATTTATCAGGATCTGGATTACCAACAGGAGGAATAATTCTTCCTATACCATTAAAACTTAACGAACAACAAATCATTTTATGGGAAGACCAATCTATGATGAATGCAGCAGCAGCTGTAGGAAATAGTTTTTTATGGAATAGTAGATGGCAAGCGTTCGCAACAGCACAATTAACTGGGGTTGCTGCTGGAGCAGCAAGTAGATATTTTGGTTTACAACTTAATCCGTTTTTATGGGCTATTTTTAAACATCAAACATTTAAAGAATTCATATTTTCTTGGATTTTAACAGCTACAAATGAAAAGGAATCTGAAGATATTGCTGAAATTATAAAATTTTTCAAATATAATAGTTTACCATTTACTTGGGGTAATGTAGCTGTTCCGGGATTTCCTCAAATTAATGCAGATTTAGTTATGAATTATCCAAGTATAGCAATAATGAAATTATTTCCGAATAATGCATTTACATTTAGAATAAAACCTTGCGCAGTTTTAGGGGTACATGTTGATTATTCTGCTGCAGGACAACCATCGTTTTTTAAAAACGGAGCACCAACTATGGTAAGATTAGACGTTCATTTTAAAGAAATTGAACTTTGGACAAAGAATAATTATTTTCTATAATGCCTAAAAATACATATTTTTCAGAATTTCCTGTTATTAAATATGGAAACTCTTCTATAATAGATATAACTAAAAGAATAGCATTATTAGATTCAGTATCTAATAATCCTTATGTATTTTATCCATATGATATCGCACACAATGAACGACCAGATCAATTGTCTTATAGATATTATAGAGATCAATATAAATCTTGGTTAATATATCTTACAAATAAAATAGTAGATCCTTATTACGATTGGTATTTACATCCTAGAGAATTTGATGAATTTCTTACAGGTAAATATGGTTCTTTAGAAAATGCATACAATAAAATTGCATTTTATAGACATAATTGGGCGAACAGTGAAGATATATCAATATCAGCATATAATGCTTTAGCTGTATCTCAACAAAAATATTGGACACCTGTTTATTCTGTAAGTAATAACATTACATTTTATACTAGAAAAAAAGAAAATTGGTCTATAAATACTAATAAGATAGTAAAATATACTTCTTCCAATACATCTTTTACTAATAATGAAATATGTGATATAATATTCGATAATGATAATACTGGTATAGCACAAGTATTATACACTACTAATACTTCAGTATATGTACAACATACTGTTGGTGTTACTGTATCAAACGATAGTATAGTTATAACAGCTAACAGTTACTTATACGGTAGAGAAACATTAGTTAATACATCTTTTAGTAATTCTTCTTTAATAGTTTCAAATATATCGGCAGAAGAAGAGATATATTGGGAACCTATTACATATTTTAATTTAGAAACAGAAAAAAATGAATTCAATAAAACTATAAGATTATTAGATAATAGATTAATGAATCAAACAATATTAAATTTTAGGGATATAATGCAATAATGCCAGTTGGTGATATAGTAGTAAATAAAATGAATATAGGTTCTCTTAATCTTCTAAGAAGAGATGAATGCCAATATGTTGGTTTTAATATCTATGAAGATTTATTTAATCCATACGGACCTACTGCAGAAATAAAAGTTAATGATTTTACAGATTGTTTAGGAAGATACAATTTGAATGGCAAGGAAAAAATAGAAATAGATTTTTCTCTTTACGAAGGAAAAGAAAGAGTAAAATTTGATTTAATGTCTTATGAAAATTCTGATTTAGACGATAGATCTAAAATTAAAAGTGGTGCAATGAAGTCAAAGACATATATAATTAAATGTGTTTCCCCGGAATATTTGAACGTTCAATCTAAAAGCAATATACAAAAAAGTTATAATTTAGAAATACATAAAATTATAGAAGATTTAGTAAAAAATACAGGATTTTCTTCTAAAAAACAATTTATTAATGATGATCCTACAAAAGGAAAAATAAGACATATAGCTACTGGACATCCATTAAATATATATCAACAACTTAATAATAGAGCAGTTTCTTTAAGAAATAAATCGTCAGCTTATGTATTGTATGTATCAGATAATAAGTATATGTACAGAACAATTGAACAATGTTGTAAAGATCCTGAAGTCTTGACTTTAAGCCAAAGTACAACATTAGGAGCAGGAGCTTCAGAACAACAAAAACAAAATTCTATTACTAGTATTTTAGTAGGATCTTCGTTTTTTAGTCCTCCAAGATATAAAATAGACACTCAAATGAGAACATATGACACAGTAACAGGAAAAGCTAATTATCCAAGAATTAAACCAAATTCTCAATATACACATTTAGGAAATCCTGTATATAAAGAAAGTGGTTCAGAAACATCTTTTCCATTATTTTCTCAAGCGGCATATACTCAACATGATAGAGTAAATAATAAAACTTCAACAGATGTAGCTTCGGCTAGACAAAATAGATCAGCATATCTAGGTTATTTTGCACAAAATCATGCAGATTTAGTAGTTATTGGAAATCCTAAAATAAAATTAGGAAATATTATAAGAATTAATATTCCTAATAAATCAACAGATTCTAATTTATATGAATCACAATTTAGTGGTCCTGTATTAATAACACAAATAAGGCATATTATTAATCCTATAGGACAAGTACCTAGGTATCAAATGGTTCTAAGAGTAACAAAAGCAGGTGGGTACGATAGAGGTGGAGAATGATATATTGGGCAGAAATAAGAAATATAGAAGATGATCCTTCTAAAAGTGGAAGGGTAAAGTTAAGATTTTATCCACAATATGGATTAGATTATAGCGATGAACAAAATATCAAAGATGACGATTTGCCTTGGGCTATGCCTTTAATGCCAATAACTTCTGCTTCTACAAATAAAGCAGGAGTAATACCTACTGGGTTACAAGTAGGATCTAGAGTAGCAGTAATGTTTGCTGCAGAAGATACAGAAAAACAATATCCTATTGTATTAGGTTCGTTTTTTAGAGCATATCCTCCAATAGTTAATGAACAACAATCAGATTCAAATAAAGATGGATTTGATTCAGTAGATCAAGATCAAAAAGGTGTAGATTTACCTTCTAACGCTCGATCTATAGAAGATAATATTGGTAGAAATCCTTTAAATCCAAGAATAACACCTAATGATATTGAAACAGAAAGTGTATAATGAGTACGAAAAAAGCAACTCCTTCTAATTCAAAATATAATAAAAAGAAATATATTAAGAATACAACTGGCGAAAAAGCTATAGAAGTTGCACGTAAAAAATATGCAAAACATAGAGATAAGCCAACATTAGCAGCTGCTAATGTATTATTATCTTTACCAGAAGCATTGAGAGAAGTTGATCCTAATAATATTTCGCAAGTATTACCTCATATGTATAGAAAATTTATGATGGTAAGAAATTTATTAAGAAGTTTTAATTCAAAAAATAACAGTGCATCCTCACCAGCTGCTTATACAAAAAATTCTATTACTAATGTTTTTACTGGTGCTCTTTGTATTTTAATAAAAGAACATTCGTTTGATACTGTTATGTTTAGATTATTTACTGTTTTAGGTAATAATAATTATTACAAACTATCAACCGAATATCAAGAAATAGTATTTGAATCTATAATAGAAGTTATAAAAAAAGAAAATGAGTATGGTAAAACTAATATACCTGTATCCGTTATACCAGAAATAGTATATAGTTCTTCTATTCCTCCTATATTATTTAATTCGTATCAAGAAGTCCCGGATTATTATGTACAACAATATTATACTAAAGAATTAGATCCTTATCCTGGATATATACATTATATGGATGATAATGATATTTCTTGTTATATACGCAGATTATCTATAGATTATCCTTTTGAATCTGCAGAACAAGAAATATATACTCTATCAGAATTTGCTTTAGCTTATGAATTAAATAAATATATAAAAAACAATAATCTTACTGTAGAAATATTGTCTGCATTATTAATTTTTTATTGCACAAAAATACAAGATGATTTATTTGAAAAAACTAATGGAAAAAACAGTAAAAATAATCTTTTATCAATGTTATCACAATTTGCTGGTATTGCTGGTGTTATGGTAGATTTAACAGAAGGCAATCATTTACCCGAATCAGTATTAAATATTGCTTCTGTTGCTGCAACGATTCAACAGCATAAATTGAATATAGGAAAAATTAAAAGACTAAAATCTATAACAAATTCTGCGTTTTTACCTTTACAATTGTTAAATAGAGGATCTATATTAAGCTTATTATCTTCAACATTAGGAGTATCTAATATAGTATATACAGCCGCTAAAATTGAAAATTTAATATCTTCTATAAAGAATGAATTAATCAATGACAAAGTATAATAAAAAATTAGAAGAAGCACCATATGAGGTAGGAAGATCTAATCCAAAATATCCTTGGATTAGAGGAGAATCTGATATATTGGGTGCAACAACAACAATATATGCTGATCCTGATAATTATAAAGAATCTTTTACTGAGAAATTTAATCATGATGCTTCATTTCAAATAAATGAAACCGCTGATGAAGATAAAAAGGGATTAACTAATTCGTTAAATCATGAAGTTAGACAATATTCTTCAGGAGGACATTCTTTAACTACAGACGGGCATCAAGATAATGCAAGTTTAGAAGGAAAAGGCTCTTTAAGAGAAAATTTTGCTGGTGATAGAGGTTCTTCTGCTAAAGGAAACATATATTCAGGTGCAGGAGAATCTAATGTTAATGGTTCGGATGCTGGACAATATAACGCTGATAATGGTGATACATACACGACTACTACTGGCAATAGAATAAGTGAGCATACGGGTAATACTGCTACACATTTTGAAGGCGATTTAACTCAATCTGTTACTGGAAATAAAATATCTATGATAGATGGAGAAATAGGATTACATGTTCAGGGTGGGAACATGGATATTCAAGTGGAAACAGGCAGATTTAGAGTAAAATCTGGAGCTAAATTATTAATAGAATCAGTAACAGAGATAGAAATAAAGGTTGGTTCTTCTATAATAAATATAACATCTAGTGGTATAACAATAAATTCTAGTGGTGATATAGTAACACAAGGTAGTGCAACCAAGGTACAAGGTGGTGGTATTGTAGCTCCTCCTACAACGTTTATTTAAGAGAAGAAAATTATATGAAAGAATATTTCAAAAAATTAATGTTAGAATTTATCACTAACGATAAAGGAGAGCCGGTATATCCAAAACCAGAAAAACCTTCACAAACAATACATGATATAGCTACTAAACATGGATATTTTACGTCTCCAACTAAAAATGTAGGTAATTGGGTTATATACACTAGAAAAGATTCTAATATGCATTATGACATACATCATAATATTGATAATGGAAAATGGGGGCATCAATCATATAATAATGTATATATGTCTGCCCCGCAATCAGGATCTAAACCAGAAGAATTAGACGGATATTTAGAAAGTATACATAATCCATAATGCCAACGAGAGCAGACTCATTTACCGCATTAAAGAGAAACCAGGAATTTTTCTCCGATTTCTTAAATAATTTTGATAAAACACCTATTGGGAATCAATTAGGTAGAGTTACTAATATACAAGCAGTTACTCAATCTCTTAAAAATCTCATTAAAACTAATTTAGGAGAAAGATTATTTGATCCAGTAGTTGGTGGTAATGTATATGCTTCATTATTTGAATTAAATACTCCTTTGATAAAAAGTAATTTAGAATTTTACATAGAAAATACTATAAGACTTAATGAACCAAGAGTAAATTTAATTTCTGTTGAGGTATTAACTTCTTTAGATTTAACCCAAGGTATATATGTAGAAGAAAATACTTTGTTAATAAAAATAACATTTAATCTAATAAATAATTCAGAAGTACAAACAGTTAATTTCGTATTAAAGAGAATCCGTTAATGAGTTTAAATTTAATAAAAAGAATAATTAAAGAACAATCTCTTAGTATTCATCATATAGCTAAGCAATATGGTTATAGAGATTATGAACTTGATAATGAAGGTAATGTTTTATACACTAATATTAAAACAGGACAAAAAATAATGCATTCTAGGTATGGTGGTTGGAAACACGGAAATTTAGATTTTAGAATGAATATGTTTAATACTAAAAAACACGGAACTACTCCTGAAGAATTAATAAAGTATCTAGGATCACCAGAGCATGGCTAATAGTTCGTTAAATTTAACTTCATTAGATTTTGATACATTAAAAGAACAATTTAAAACATTTTTAAAATCACAATCTGTATTTAAAGATTATAATTTTGATGGATCTAATATAAATGTATTATTAGATGTAATGTCATACAACACATATTTGAACGCTTTTTATCTTAATATGGTAGCTTCTGAAATGTTTTTAGATTCTGCTCAAAAATTAGATACAGTTGTATCTCATGCAAAAGAACTAAATTATACTCCACGATCACATAGTTCTGCTTTTGCTAATGTTACAATAACATTATCTGCTGATTCTACATTAAGTCCTTTTACTGTACCGAAAAATACTATATTTGTTGGTACGAATTCAAATGGAACATATAATTTTGTAACTAGAGACGAATCTACATATACTACTTCTAATTCAACAATAACAATCAATAATCTTCAAGTATTTGAAGGTAATTATGTTAATAATTCGTTTATAGTTGATTATTCAAACGAAGCTCAAAGATTTGTATTAACTAATGATAATATTGATTTAGATAGTTTAGTTATAACAGTATATGAAAATAATCAACAAGATTCTGCAGAATATAATAGAGTAGATACATTATTTGGATTAAATTCTCAATCTAATGTATATTTCGTACAGGCTGCACAAAATAATCAATATGAAATATTATTTGGTGACGGATTTTTAGGGAAAAAACCACAAAACGAGGCATTAATTGTTGCTGAATATATACTTTGTTCAGGTTCAGATGCCAGTGGTGTATATGAATTATCTATGGGCACAGATTTAGGGCCTATAAATGGAGGATTAGTTTCAGTAGATAGTATAATTGTTAATGCCAATTCTTCAGGAGGGTCTAATTCTGAAAACATTGAATCTATACGTTTTTATGCTCCTAGATATTTCGCTACACAACTTAGAGCTGTTTCTTCAGATGATTATAGTTCTATTATTCTTAGTAAATTCGGTGATGTTATAGAAGATGTTAATGTATATGGTGGTGAATTATTAGAACCAAAACAATATGGTATAGTTGTTATTTGTTTAAAACCAGTTTCTGGTTTAATTGCTCCAGACTATTTAAAACATCAAATTTCTTCTTATATGAACGATTTTATTTCTTTGCCAACTAGGGTAGAGATTACTGATCCGGATTATTTTCATTTAAATATTACATCTACTGTACAATATAATAAAAATTCAACATCTAAATATGCTTCTGATATAAACAGCATAATTTTACAAGCTATTATGAGTTATAGCGAAGAAAATTTAGAATCTTTTAATGAAGATTTTAGATATAGCAAATTTATTAGTGCTATAGATAATTCTGATGAATCTATAACATCAAATAATACTGAAGTTAGATTGATTAAGAAATTGTATCCTAAATCAAATTATCCTACTTCTTATACTATATCGTTTAATAATGAATCTCATGATAACACACATGGTCATTCAGTTATTGAATCTTCTTATTTCACTTATGTAGCAGAAGATGGTACAAATTATCAATTATCAAAGATAGAAGATGATGGTGAAGGTATATTATATGTTTACACTTATATTAACAATATTTTAACAGTATTGAATAGTTCTATTGGAACCATAAATTATGAAACTGGATTTGTTACAATAAACAATTTAAATATTGCTAATTATACAGGAGACAGTTTATCTATATATCTTTATGTTAAAGAAAAAGATATAATTATCAATAACTCACAAATTTTATTAATAGATGCATATAATGTTAATATTACAGTTACAGAAGAAAGTAACTAATGGATTTTAATATACAAAAGAAAATAAGCAATCTTATTGAAAATCAATTTCCTCAATTCTATCAAGAAGAGGGACCTAATTTCATATTATTTATGAAAGCTTATTATGAATGGATGGAATCTGAAAACCAATCTATATATCAAAGTAGAAGAATATTCGATTATAGAGACATTGATAATACATTAGAAGAATTTTTAGAACATTTTCAAAAAAAATATTTGTATGGTATACCATTTAATGTTATTATTAATAAAAGATATCTTCTAAAACATATTTTAGATGTATATAGATCAAAAAGCAGTATTCAAGGATACAAACTTTTATTCCGTTTAATATATGATGAAGACATAGAAATTTATCTTCCTGGTAGAGATGTATTAAGATTATCTCATGGAACATGGCATGTTCCGAAATATATAGAAATTTCTTCGAATAAAAAATTCATAAATGCACAAGGAATGGAAATCATAGGAATTAATTCTGGTACAAGAGCTATTATAGAAATTAGTACCAATGAATTTTTTGATTACAATATATTAAATTTACTGTACATTACTAATATTAAACCCATTGGAGGTGATTTTGATATTGGTGAAAAAATTGTTCTTTATGGACAAGAAAATAATACAAGTATCATAGAAACTGCACCAACCGTATTAGGTTCTTTAGATTATTTAGAAATAATCAATGGGGGACGAAATTTTTCTGTTGGTGATATAGTAAAAATTGCACATAAAAGTAATAACACAATAATATCTCATGGAATAGAAGGGTATTTAAGAGTAACAGATCTTTCTAGAGGATTTGGTATATTATTCTTTAATATAGAAGATGGTGGATTCGGTTATACTTCTAATGCATTAACTTTTGTATATAATGCAGATGGAAATGGACAAAATGGGGCTTTTAATGTAGGAACATTATCTAATGTTGTTGAATATACATATAATACAGATTTAATAGCAGATTATCTTACAACAACATTAAATTCTTCTGCTTTTGGAATGCCAGGAAGTCCTACAGCGAATTTAGCATCAAATATAGGGATTACATTAAGTTATACTAATTCTGTGTTTGGTACTATTTTATCTTTATCTAATATATTTACGGGTAATGGATATTTACAAGAAGCTAATTGTTTTGCTAGATCTACTTTATTGTCAAATACAACAATGACTGGTACTATTTCTTATGCTAATAATTCTAATACTGTAACAGGATCTGGTACGGGATTTACTAATTTTTTCGTTAATAACGAAGTTATTATGTTGCAAACTAATAGCACAGCAACAGATACAGCAGAATTTTGTGTTATAAAACAAGTAGTTAATACTACATCTATTACACTATATAATCCACCTGTTAATACTTCTGCTAGTGGTGTTTATAAAATAGCACCAACTATATTAAAATCTAATTACGCATTATACGAAGAGCCAATGTATAATGTTGATGGTGAAATACATGGAATGAACGAATATATCGTAGGATATCCATTTTCTGGTAATAGTATTGCACAATCAACAGCATTAATAGATTCAGGAAAAGGTTATTTAGACGGAGAACAAGTAATTGCGTATTTATATGGGGCTATTTCTAATACTATTCAAATTATTTTACCAGGAATAAATTATGTTAATAATGAAGTTGTATATTTTATAGGAAATCAAGGATCAGGTACACAAGCTAATGGTTTTATAACTACTAATGGTAATGGAAGTATAACATCAGTTACTGTTAATCAACCAGGATCTGGGTATTTTATAGATCCTTCTGCTGCTATAGATACAGCTAATGGTACAGGAGCAGAATTAAGGCCATTTTTATCAGAATTTAATACTACAAGTAGTATTACAGGAATTGTAAAAAAGAAAGGTATAGGTAGTGGAAAAGGGTATTGGTCTACAACTAGAGGATTTTTGAATTCTGATAAATATATACAAGACAGTTTTTATTATCAAGATTTTTCTTATGAAATTAAAGTCCCACAAATTTTATCTAAATACAAAGATATTTTATACAATACTTTTCATACTGCTGGCACCGAACTTTTTGGAAAATATATGTTAAAAACTATAGATAATTCGCTAATAAATGTATTAGAAAGCAATAATACTGCTAATACAACTTTATTAGAATATTTTATGGCAGATACAATAAACGAAACTGCTGATAGTTCAGATACAGCGGATAGTGTAACAATATAAAGGGATATAATGGCACAACAAATAATCAATATTGGTTCTACTCCGAATGATGGGACTGGTGATACTATCCGTAATGCATTTGATAAAACTAATGATAATTTTGATGAAATTTATGATTCTTTAACATTTGGTACAAATAATATTACCGTAGCAAATACATTATTAATTGGTAATTCTACCATAAATTCAACTATGAATTCATCTTCATTAGTAGTTTCTGCTAATGTTAATGTTGCTAATATAGTAAAAGCCAATTCTACAGTATTATCAGTCGGATCTAATGTTACTGTTAATACTACTACAATGTTTTTTGGTAATTCTACAGTTAACACATTTATAACAAGTTCAATAGTAAGAACAGGAACAGCAAACGTTGTAACAAACACTGGATTAATATTAGGTTCTTCTACTAAAGCGGCAAATGGGTATACTTTTTTACCGAATGGATTAAAATTAAATTGGGGATGGGTATCTAGCAATACTACAGTAGGAAACGCTACATTTACCTCAGCATATACAACACTATATAATGTAAGTGTAACAGCAAATAGTACAGTTTCAACATATCAACCAGCTATAATATCTAGTAATTCTACAGTTGCGGTTATAAGAACAGGAAATGCTACTGCGTCTAATATTATGTGGACTGCAATAGGAGTATAAATGAGCAAAATACTACCTTCGTATAAAAAATCTATTATAGAAGAATTAATTAATTCTATATCTACAAATACTTCTAATTATTATATTTTCGGTGCAAATCCAATAGAATTTGCTAATACGATACCAACAATTGCTAATAATGAATCAAATTTTTCTTATGAATTTATTAATCGTATGATATTTGGTAAAAAAATAACTAAAAATGATATATATCCTATCATAAATTCTAATTTGTGGGAAAGTAATACTGTTTATCAATTTTATGACCAAACTTCTAATACTTTATATTCTAATAATAATTATTATGTAGTATCAGATCCGAATGAAGTTGGTGGTGTTTATAATGTATATAAATGTATAGATAATAATAATGGTGCGAATTCAACAGTAGATCCAGGAACTATAGGAACTCCATCACAACCAACTACATTTCAAACTGTTGATGGTTATAAATGGAGATATGTGACTACAGTTTCTGCTACTATCTATAATAGATTTTTTTCTGATGATTATATGCCAATATACGCAAACAATATACTGGTCGCTTCAGCAAATAATTATGCTGGTGTTGAAAAAATAATTGTTTCTAATACAGGAACTGGATATTCTGCGTATACAAATGGAATAATACAATCTATAGTTAATAGCACACTAATTCAAATAGAAGCAGTTGCTAATCCTTCTAACTTTTATTACAATAACAATGCAATCTATATGTATAATAGTAGTTTAGGAACAGCGCAATTAAGTAATGTTTCTAATTATATTGTAAATTCAACAGGTAATTGGGTTATTTTAGAAAAAGAAGCAAATACTACAATTATATTACCATCACAAACAGAATATCTAATAACGCCCAAATTAGTATTTGATACAGATGGAGATACTTTTCCTATTGGATATGCGATAGTTAATACTTCTATAAATGCTATATCGGGTGTACAAATATTAGATATAGGATCAAATATTACAAGAGCTAATGTATATATAGAAAGTAGTTTTGGTTCTGGAGCTAATATTTATGCCATAGTTCCTCCACCAGGAGGTCATGGTTCAGATCCAGTAAAAGAATTAAACGTGAAAGGATTTGTTGTAGGAATTAGATTTTCTAATAATGAAAATAGCACTATAGTAACTAGCAATACGGTTTACAATAAAATAGGAATTATAAAGAATCCTTATATATTAGAGACCAATAATACAAAAGGTGCGTTATATACAGCAAATACTTTTGATTCTTTATTAAAATTTACTGTATCTCCATCTCATACGTTTACTTTAGGAGAAACAGTAATAGGATCAAACAGTAAAGCACAAGGTATTGTAGTATTTTCTAATTCTACTCAAACATTTTTAACTGGTGAAAAACAATTTCAAAGCGGAGAATATGTGGGTAATACTTCAGTAGGAAATGTTACTGTTATTACCATAATTTCTAGAGGAGATATATATACAAAAGATTTATCTCCGTTGTACGTAAACAATATAAATAATGTAAATAGATCAAATACTCAAACCGAAACTTTTAAGATTTTCATACAGGTGTAAAAACAAATAATGGCATTAGATAAAAACCTAAATGTACCTCCATACAATATAGATTATGACGCTAATAATAGATATCATGCTCTATTATTTAGACCACATACGGCTGTTCAAGCAAGAGAACTATCAGAAATAGAGTTTATTCTTCAAGATCAAATTAGAAGATTAGGCGAACATATGTTTAAAGACGGCACTGTTATCGAAGGTGTCGGTATTATATATCACCCTAATACTCATTATATTTCTTTAGAAGATTATTTTAACATAGATGCAAATGCTTTTGTTACAGATTATAATTCTTCTTATTTAATCACTAATTCTACAGATTCTAATAATGCTGTAAGAGCTGTAATGAAAATTGGTAAAAATGGTGTTAAAGCTGCATATCCGGAAACTAACAGAATTTACTTTGATTATATAACAACAGGTACAGATGGTTCTGGAGAAGATGTTAACGTATTTTCACCAGGAGATATTTTATATTTTTACAGTAATACACAAAATAAGTTTGGTGATCTTGATGCTAATAATTTAGTAAATAGCATTAATACGTTATCATCAAACGTAGTTTTTAATTCTAATGGATATGCGTATTTAATAGGATGTACTGATGGTATAGTATACCAAAAGGGATATTTTATAAAAGTACCAAAACATGTAATAACTGTAAGAGATTTTTCTACTAATGTTTCTGGTTATGTAGTAGGATTTGAAACTACAGAAGAAATAATAGACGAATATGCTGATCCTAATTTATATGATAATGCATTAGGATATTCTAACGAAAATGCTCCAGGTGCGCATAGATTAAAACTTACTCCAGAATTAGTTGCTAAATCACGCACAGACACATCAAATAATATCAACTTCTTTTCTATTGTAGAATTTGATGGTGATAAACCAACAGAACAAAAAGAAAATACAGAATATAATAAAATATTAGACCAATTTGCTGTTAGAACATATGAAGAATCTGGTGATTATGTTACCAAACCTTTTCAAATTGAAACTAGAGTAAATGAAGCAAATTCACAATCATTCTTTTATGAAATTTCTTCTGGTATAGGATATGTTAGAGGGCATAGAATTGAAAAAATTAATTCTACTAGGGTAGAAGCAGATAAAGGTATAACTACAGAATATGCACAAAATCAAATAATTACAGGAAATTATGGTAATTATGTTATATGTAGTGAATTTTTGGGTGCTTTTGATTTTGAAACTTTATCTCAAGTAACATTATACGATCAACCACAATATGCTATTACTGATAAAGAAGGCGCAGCATTAGGTAATCCTATAGGAAATGCAGTAGGTACAGCTTCTGTTCGTGCTATAGTATTTTATAATGGTACAAAAGGGTTATCTTCATCACAATATCTAGTATATTTGACTGATATTAGAATGAATGCGGATAAATCTTTTAATACTGATGTTAAGTCTTTATATGCTTCTCATGCTACATATGGTAAAGCAAAAGCAGATATTGTATTAGAAAGCGGATTAGCTGTATTAAAATCGTCAGGAAGTAATAAATTAATCTTTAATACTGCACTAACAGCTATAAAAAGATTAACAGATAATACTGGAATTGGCGACACATTATATGTATATGATCAAATAAAACCTTCTACAATAAATTCTAATGGAGCAGTAACTGTAACATTACGTACTGCTGCTCCTGGTTCTGCAGAAGAAAAATTAACTTCAACCACAGGTTCTGTATTAATTGGTTCACAATTAAACGATTACAATATTATATTATCAACTAATGCTTATTCTGCCAATTTGACAGGAAATATAGCATTTTCTAATAGTAGCAATATAACTATAACAGGAACAGGAACACTATTTACTACAGAATTGGTTGCTAATAATCTTGTTAGAATAACTGCTAATTCTACTCAAACTTATATAAGAAGAGTTACAGGTATTACTAATTCTACATCATTAACTATAGATAGCCCTATAAATGATGCGGCTGGTAATACTTCTACTAAAATACAAAGATTTTATATAGACGGAACAGTATTGTCTATTGCTAATGTTACAATAAATTCTAATACGTCTTTTACTTCACAATTAGGTGTAACATTAGATTCAGGTACACAAAACGTATATTGTTCTTTCCCTGTGTATAGAAATCAAGCAAGTGCTATAAGTAAAGTTATTAACAAAAACAGATATGTAAAAATAGATTGTTCAAACAATGTGGCTAATACAGTTGGTCCTTGGGATTTAGGTTTAGTAGATGTACATAAAATAAGACATGTATATGTTGGAACAACATATGCCAACACTAATTCTGACAGAAGTAATTGGTTTGAATTATATACAGGACAATCAGACGACAAATATTCACATTCTAAATTAGTTATTAAACCTACATATAGATCACAAATAACAAGTTCAACAAAAATGTTGATTGAACTTGATCATTTTACTGCTAATACATCATATTCTGTTGGTTTCTTTTCTGTGGAATCTTATCCAATAGATGATACCAATACTTCTAATACTAATGCTATACAAACTATAGAAATTCCAGTATATAACGGTGTTGAATTAAGAAATGTGATAGATTATAGACCTAGATATAATAATTCTGCGAATAATTCTACTACTGAAGCAGGAGCTACTATTAATCCAGTAGTTAATACTACATTTTCAGTATCTGGTTCTGGACAATATGTAATCTCGCCGGACACAAACTTTATAGCAGATTTTGAATATTATTTGCCTAGATATGATTTAATTACATTAGACCCTTATGGTAATTTTAAAGTACAACAAGGAAATCCTGCTGTAAATCCTGTGTCTCCGTTTTTTGAAAATGATCAAAGTTTAATTGCTGAATGTTATGTTCCTCCGTATCCTACACCAACAGTAAGAGAACAAGAAACATATAATACTAATTCTAAAACATTATTAAAAATTAAATCAAACAAACGTTATACAATGAAAGATATAGCTTCGTTGGAAAAACGTATTAAGAAAATAGAATACTATACAGTATTAAATTCTTTAGAGCAACAAGCTAAAGATTTAACAATTCCTGATTCTAATGGGTTGGACAGATTTAAGAATGGTATATTTGCTGATCCATTTAATTCTCACAATTTAGGAAATGTTTCAGATTTTGAATATAAGATTGCAGTAGATCCTACAGAAACTGTAATAAGACCATTTATCGTTAGAAATGATATAGATATGATGTATTCAAATACATTATCTAGTAATGTTGTAATAACTGGTCCATATGTTACATTAAGCTATACTGATGAATTATATATAAATCAAAATATGGCAACTAAATTCCGTAACTGTGCAGAAGCAGTATGGCAATGGAATGGTAAAGTTTCTTTATATCCTTCTTATGATTTTCATAGAGATGAAGATACAGCACCAAATGTTAATGTTGATATAGATTTAGTTTCTCCATGGGAACAATTTGCTAATTCTCCTTGGGGTTCTCGTTGGGGAGATTGGAGAACTGTATCTTCAGATGCTATTCGTGATTGGTCAGAAACTTGGACAAATATAACAGAAGGTATTAATGCTGGAGCTAGTGTTCTAACTAATATAGAAACTATAACAGCTACAAATACACAAGAAAGAACTTCTCAAGGATTAGTTGTAGATGTTAATTCGCAAACTATTGATTTAGGTTCTTATGTTAAAGATGTAGCATTACAACCTTATATGGCTTCTAGATTAGTATCTTTCGTTGCGTATAATATGAAACCTAATACTACATTGCACGCATTTTTTGATGCTGTTAATGTAGATATATATTGTGCACCTGGTACATATAATGGAAATAATACTCCATATGATTATGCACAATCTATAGAAGATAATGTAGTTTCTAGAACTGGTAATTTTGGTGATGCTTTAGTATCTGATGCTAATGGGTTTGTTTCTGGAGTATTTTTAATTCCTGCTGAAACTTTTAGAACAGGAGATAGAATATTCCAATTAACTAATGTAGACGATTTAGTAACTGGTGCAGACGCAAGATTAACATTAGGGAAAACTACATATACCGCAGATTCTTTATCTGTTACTCGTACTTCTACAACTATTAACGTAAGACAACCAGAAATTACTGTTCAAGACAGAACAGAAAGAAGAACTTCTACAACAACATCAGAAAATATTTCACAAGCTTTATTTTGGCCGCAATGGGATGATCCTATAGCACAATCCTTTACTGTTGTTAATATACCTCAAGAAGGTTCTGGTCTATTTTTAAGTAAAGTAGGTGTGTTTTTTAAATCTAAAGATGAAAATTTAGGTGTGTCTTTATATATTTGTGAAATGGAAAATAGCACTCCTAATGAAAATATAATAATAGGAAAATCGTATAAAAAAGCTGCTGATATAACTGTTTCTTCTACAAGCAGCGCAGAAACAGAATTTACGTTGGATTTTCCAGTATATTTGATGGCAATAAAGATTATGCATTTATAGTACAACCTGATGGTAATAGCCCAGAATATACAATTTGGGTTGGAGAAACAGGTGGGTTCGATGTTTTAACCAATCAACAAGTATATTCTAATCCATACTCAGGAACAGCCTTTATTTCTTCTAATAGAAAAACATGGACTCCAATACAAAAAGAAGATCTTAAATTTAAGTTGTATAGAGCTAAATTTAATAGTTCAGGTGGTTATGCAGGATTCACTAACGAAAATGATGAATTTTTAACTGTGTCTGGATTTACTAAAGCTAATTCTAATATATCTATAGCAGTAGGAGATATTGTATATAGAGCTAATACATCTGCAAATACAGCTAATTTAACAAGTATTGTAAGCAATACATTAATATCTAATTCAACAAATAATCTACCAAAAGGAAGAATACAATATTTTAACGAAGAAACCGGAGAAGTATGGTTAGATTCTTCAGCAAATGGTGGATTTAGTAATTCAGATATTATAGCAGTTTATAGACCAAATAATGTTACTATAGCTAATTCTACTGTTATTAATGCTAATACATTAATAGCCTGGACTACAATTACAACAGTTGATAATAAATCGTATCATATAGTTGTACCTAAATTTGGAATTATGCAACCTTCTGGTACTTCTATTAATTACGAATACAAAGGTGTGTCTAATACAAATGTAGCAGATAGTAATTATCAAATTGTTCAGAATAATATGGAATTAGAATATATTGACAAAGAACGTCATATTATGTCTAAATCTAATGAAGTGGCAAGTTTGAGTTCTGCAAAATCTGGTACATATAAGATATCATTTGCTACGGTAAACGATTATGTTTCTCCTGTGATAAATCTATCACAAAAAACATCATTGTTTATAGAAAATCAAATAAACAATGATACTCTTAATGAACATACTAGATATGGTAATTCTTCTACAAAATATATATCTAAAAAAATAATTTTAGAAGACGATCAAGATGCAGAAGATGTAAAAATGTTATTTTCTGCTTATAGACCATCTGGTACTGATATTAAAGCATATATTAAAATAAAAAATGCTCAAGATTTTGAAGATTTTAATGATAAAAATTGGACAGAATTAGAATATATAGACGATGGTGATGAAGTATATTCTTCTTCGTCTAATAAAAAAGATTTTAGAGAATATGAATTAGGATTTTCTATTACTAGAAAAGTTTATTTTGTTGCAAATAATAATTCGTTGCAAGTAGGAGAAACTATTACACAATCAAGTTCTATAGGAACTGTAGTATTTAGAAGTGGTAATAATGTTACTGTTGATATGGAAAGCGGATTATTATCTTCTGGAGCAGCAACAGGGTCTTCTACAGGATCTATTAATATAGTATCAATAAACACAAAATCTGCGTTTTCTAATTCAGGAGTAGATATATACGAAGCTCTTCCTGGTGGTGTTGAAATAGGTTCTAGTAATGTAGTAATTGTTGGAAAAAATCACACATTTAATGCTAATACAGGAATAAATAATGCTGCAGATGTAATTACAATAACTAATGCAAATACATATTTTAGTGTTGGTGATGCTATTATGTATCACGTATCAACAGGAAATACCGCTGTTTCTGGTTTAACTTCTAATACTAAGTATTATGTATCGTTTGCAAATACTACAGGATTAGCGTTAGCATCAACAAGAACAGGTGCTAATATTAATATAACTGCTTCTTCTATTTCTGAAACAGGACATACTTTAATTGGATCGTTCTTTAATGAAACTTTTGATGTTGGAGATAGAATAAGAATACAAGAAGCTAGTGGCACATTTTCTATAAAAACTATTACATCAATATCAAACAATACATATTTAACTATAGATACAGGAACAGAATTTACTAATACTGCTTCATTGTTTTATGTATTTAAACCTACTACTGCTGATGGAGTTGTAGAATATTATGATTCTACTGGTACTAGATATCAAGGATATAAAGAATTTGCTATTAAATTGGTATTATTATCTTCAAATCCTGTCTTAGTACCTAAAATAGATGATGTTAGAGGAATAGCATTACAGGTATAAGATGAAAGAGTTATATATAAGAGATAAACATAATCTTGGTGCAGTATTAAATACTGATATTGCTGGATTAAAGGCTTATAAATCGTTAAAACAAAAAAATAAAAAAATTGATGAAATAGATAATTTAAAACAAGAAATTAAAGATATAAAATCTTTATTAACATTAATTTTAGAAAGAATTAAATGACTATAGCCGTTGCTAATACAGCAAATACTAATACATTTGATTATTGGAAAACTCGTACTAACGAACTAGCAGATGCTATGTCGAATAAAGTAGTTACGACTAATTCTAATACTACAACAGGTAATGCTACTGTAAATGGATATGTAATTGCAACAGGATTAATAGGTAATTCTATAAATGGTGGAAATTCTACTGTTGTTACAGCATTAACAGTAACATCTAATTTAACTATAGCTACTGGAAATATATTAACTGTAGGAAATTCTACTATAAATGTAGTAACAAATTCTTCTAGTATAACTATTGGTTCTTTAAGCGTAACTAATACTACAATTAATCGTAGCAATATTGATGTGTTACCATATTATGTGAATACACAAACTTCAGGAACTTCTGCACAAATAGTAGATTCTTTCGCTATAGCTACATATAGATCTGCTGAATATATACTAAATATTACGAATAATTCAGCAAATGGATATCAAACAAATAAGATATTGATATTACATGATGGAGGGTCGATTCATTGGAATGAATATAGTATTATGTTTTCTAATACATTATTAGGTACATATTCAGCAAATGCTAATACAACTCATGTTAGATTATTATTAACACCAACTGCATCAAATACCCAAGTTAAAGGGTATAAACAACTTATACAAGTATAATTAGGAGAATAGATGTCTTTACAATTTTCTACTACTTTAAGAAATAATGTTTTGGATCAATTTGAAACTACAATTTCAACTGCTCCATTATTAACAATTTGGACTGGTGGACCACCAGCAACTTGTGCTACTGCTAATTCTGGATCTTTATTAGCCACATTAACACTTCCTTCTGATTGGATGGCTGCTGCTAGCGGTGGTTCTAAAGCTAAGAGTGGTACTTGGTCTAATACAGCAACTGGAACAGGAACAGCAGGACACTTTAGAATTTTTGATTCTGCTGGATCAACTTTGTCATTTCCAAGGTAATGTAAGCACAACAAGCTCTGGTTGGGATATGGAATTAGATAATACTTCTATTAATACTGGGCAATCTGTTACTGTTACTACGTTTACAATAACTGCTCCTGGAGCGTAAATGTTATTTGGAAGTCCTTGGGGTTGGAGTAGAATGTCTAGTAATTTGCCTTTGTATGCAAATACAGGTACTCCAACGAACAATTATGGAACAAATTTTACAATAAACGCTAATAGTACCAAAGGTACAACAGTATCTTTAATTGCCAATTTACAACATGATGTTCATTATTTGACTATAGGTATCAATGGAACTGGGTTGTCTACTGCTGATTGTAACGCATTAATTGATATAATGGTTGATCCAGCAGGAGGTACTTCTTGGTCTAATGGGTTTATTGATAACTTATGTGCAGGATCTGTTGTTACTTCCATAGCATCTAATCCAAGTTTTCAATGGTATCATTTTCCAATTTGGATAAAATCAGGTACATCTTTAGGTATAAGAGGTCAAACTAGACACACGGCTAATTTGACTACAGTTAGAGCAATATTAGTAGTATATGGAGAACCTAGTCGCCCAGAAATGTGGTGGTGTGGTCAAAAAGTAGAGACAATAGGAGCAAATACGGCTGCTTCTAAAGGTATTAATATTACACCAGGAAATTCTTCTGCATGGGGAAATTGGGCTAATGCTACTGCTTCTTCGTATAATTATGGTGCGGTTCAATTTGGATTAAATGCAACAGATTCATCTACGACTGCAGTAAATTATTTTTTTCAATTTGGGATAGACAACTTACAATTACCTGGTTCTCAAACATATTATGGTGGCGGATCAACAGCCGAATTAATGGGTAAAAATGCAACCACTATTATTCCTTGCAATACACCTGCAAATACAGTATTTCAATGCAGAGGTACTGCTAGTGGTACAGCAGAGATACATAATTATTGTGTATACGGAGTTTATTAATTGGCAATTTCAGAAGCATATTCAGGAACAATAACTGCTAATACTACTGAATGGTCTTTAACAACCAATACAGCAGGACCAGATACTGATACTAATGATGGGGTATATCAAGCATTTATAGATTTTAATAATTCCGCTGGTAGTGATGTTTTTGAATATAAAGTATATGAGAAAGTAATATCTTCAGGAACACAACGAGCAGTATATTCTGCCAGAATAGCGGGATCTCAATCAGGACCTATTTGGGCGTCTCCTTCTTTAATATTATTACATGGTTGGGATATGACCATTAAAAAAATAACTGGTACAGATAGATCTATAGATTGGTCAATTAGAAAAGTAGCGTAAAATGTGGCCATTTCAGCCGTTATTAGAAAGTACTGCTCAATTACAAGGCGATACTTCTTCTAACGGAACTCTTAGTAAATCAATTGGTAATTTTAATTCTTCTATAACAGGTACTGTATCTGTATCTGCATCTACATCCAAATCAATAGGTACATTTACTGAATCTATTAATGGTACTGTATTAATTTCAGCATCTACATCAAAATCAATAGGTACATTTACTGAATCAATAGAAGGTACTATTACTGATCCTGCAGTATCTGGTTCTCTTAATAAATCAATTGGCGAGTTTTCAGAATCTATTGATGGTGATGTATTAGTTTTAGCATCAACATCCAAATCAATAGGAACGTTTGCTGAAACTATTGATGGTGACGTATTAGTATCTGGTTCTCTTAATAAATCAATCGGTGAATTTGTTGAATCTATTGATGGTGATGTATCAATATCTGGATCTGTTAATAAATCAATTGGCACATTTACTGAGTCTATAGATGGTGATGTATCAATTTCAGCATCAACATCCAAATCAATTGGTGAGTTTACCGAATCAATCGATGGTACAATATTAGTATCTGGTTTTGTTAATAAATCAATCGGTGAATTTACTGAGTCAATTGATGGTGATGTATTAATATCAGGAAC